GATTATGTTCAAAATAAAGTTAAAACAACAAAATGGGATGCTTTTGATATGTGGGTTTGTAATGTTGCTCAACTAAAAGTAGGAACAGCAGAAAAAATCTATACAAAACACCTCCCAGGATTTAGTATTATTGAACAAGAATTTAAAGGAATGGACGAAAATAGTCCTGAAATTTATGCAGTAGAATGAAAATAGCACAAATTAATCCTGGATGTGGCATTCCCATCCCACCACCCTCGTGGGGAGCAATTGAAAAAATTGTTTGGGAATTTATGTGTAACCTTCGTGATTTAGGTCATGAAGTAGATTTACGTTGGTCGGGTGATGTTCAACCTGGTGAATACGATATTGTTCATTGTCATGTAGCAAATTTAGCTATTCAATTAGCTAAAAATAATATCCCATACATTTACCAATTACATGATCACCATGTATACCATTATGGAAAAGACTCTCATGTTTATAAAGAAAATCTAAAAGCAATTGAAGGATCCCTTGTATCATTAGTCCCCGCTAGATTTTTAGTTGATTATTTCAACCACCCAAAAGTAAAATATTTTGCTCATGGTGTAAATACTAATGAATTTTATTCTATAGAAAAACCTCAACCTACAGAACCACGTTTATTAATGATTGCTAATAATGGTTTAGGAGGTAATCCAACATACGATAGAAAAGGATTTACTTATGGTTTAGGATTAGCAATGATGAATAATCTAGAAATTACAATAGCCGGCCCATCAGATAATAAAAGATTTTTTAATGGTCATTTATGGATGTTCAATTATCCTAAACTAAACTTGGTTTTTGACACTCCTAATAATAAATTATTAGACCTATACCACGAACATGACATTTTCATCCACCCAACAATGTTAGAAGCAGGACATCCTAATTTAACAATGATTGAGGCAGCAGCAGCAGGCTTACCTATTATTGCTGATTGGGAAATGGAAACTGATTTTCACGGTGCTTGGAGGGCACCTCGAGATGTGTTTGAAATGGATCGTGGGTTAAAAGATATTTTAGAAAATTGGGAATTGTATAGAGCTAAAGCTATTAATACTGGCAAAGAATTATCTTGGTATAATCGTTCCAAAGAAATAGTAAAAATATATGAAACGTTCAACCAGGTTAATTAGTATTAAAAATATACCAATGGTTATATTTGATGCACCTGAATGTATTTCGGATGACATTGTCAAATATAGAGATTTTTGGGAATTTGAATTATTCACCGAATGGAGTGAGTATTTTCCTGAAAAAGGTTTAATGTTAGATATTGGAGCAAATATTGGCTCCCATTGTTTACAATTTAAAACCAATTTCCCAGAGTTAGAAATATATGCCTTTGAACCATTCCCAGAAAACTATGCTTTATTACACCAAAACACTAAACGATATAAAGATATTAAATGTTTTAATATTGGTATTGGTAGCCACAATAGCATAGTCCATTTTAGTGATGGACATGAATTTAATAGTGGTGTGGTATCTATTGTTCCTGATAGTGAAAACCCAAATATTGTATTGGCACTAGATACATTTAAATTTGATAAAAAAGTAGAATTTATAAAAATTGATGTTGAAGGACATGAATTATCTGCTTTTGAGGGAATGCGTAATTTAATTTTAAGAGATCGCCCTGTAATATGGTTAGAGGATCTTGATGGTTCTGCCGTTCCTTATTTACGTTCATTAGGATATAGCATTTTAAAATATAAACCTGACACAAAAGATTATTTAATGGTATGAAAGAAGTTTTAATAAAAGAATATAATAACTTAGTCAAAATTCCTAGGAAATCTTTATTTCCTAAAAATACTATTTCATGCACCTTTATTAATGGTGCTAAAGTAGAAATAAACGGAAAAAACTCTAAAAAATATCAAATCCAATTTATTAATAAAGAAAATAATAAACTTATTCATGAGTCCATAATATCAAATAATATGTGGACTAAAACTAATATTCAATATTTTATTGATTACAAAATCATTATTACTGATTTAAAAGAAAATCAAGTAGTGGAACATGATTTTAATGCTAAAGACAAAAAAGTTTATATCCATTTTGCTTCTAGTGCTTTAGGAGATACAATAGCATGGTTTCCATATGCCGAAGAATTTAGAAAAAAACACCAATGCAAATTAGTAGTTTCTACTTTCCATAACGAAATGTTCCAAGAAAACTACCCAGAGATTGCATTTATTAAACCTGGAACTACGGTACAGAATTTATATGCTATGTATGAGGTTGGGTGGCATTATAATGAAAACGAAGAAGTAGACACTAACAAAAACATATCAGATTTTAAAAGAATAGGATTACAAGAATGTAGTTCTGAAACATTAGGAATCACCTATTCAGAAATTAAACCTAAATTAACATATAAAAATACAGGCCCAACTATTGAAGGAGACTATGTCATAATAGCTCCTCATGGTTCGGCTCATGCCAAGTATTGGAATTACCCTGGGGGGTGGCAAACTGTAATTGACCATTTAAATAATCAAGGTTATAAAGTTGTAATGATAACATCTGAACCTCTAGGTGATGAGTGGCATGATTCTAAATTAGGTGGAACTTTAACAGGGGTAATTGATAAAACAGGCAATCATCCTCTAAGTGAAAGAGCTAATGATATGATGAATGCTAAAGCTTTTATAGGCATAGGAAGTGGGCTAAGTTGGTTAGCATGGGCTCTAGAAACCCCTGTAGTAATGATTTCAGGTTTTAGTGAACCTTATAGTGAATTTGAAGATTGTGAAAGAATTACAGCTCCTAAAGATAAATGTTCTGGATGTTTTAATAGAATAAGATTAAATGCTGGAGACTGGGAATGGTGCCCAGATCATAAAGATACAGATAGAATGTTTGAATGCACAAAATCTATCACACCTAATATAGTAATTAATGCTATAGATCGTCAATTAAAAAATTCTTTTTGATATTTATAATCAAAAATCATTATAAACTATGGCATTAACTTTATCAAATAGTGGCATTGAATCTGGCTCAATAATTAGAGCAGCTGAAATTTCACAATCGATAGATGCTTTTACTGGAGTAGAAGCCTATAACATTAATCTTTCAGGATCTTTAGCAGTTACTGGTTCTACTCTTATTACAGGAAGCTTATCTATAAGTGGATCAGAATCTAGTACTACCTTTTTAAAAATTGGTAATAATGACAATGCTTTTTCTTTTGAAGTTGATGAAGCTAATAATGATAGCTTTACTCTTAAAAATAATGATACAGGAAATAAAATAATTAGAATATCTACAGGTTCTAGTAATAATACTATTGTAACTAGAAATGATCTAGGAACAGATTCATTCGAAAGGGTTGGTATTAATTGGCCTTATGAAAATTTAGATATTTTAACAACAACCCATCATCTTAATATTAGTGGTTCTGCCACAGCGTCTGCAGGTTTTTATGGTACTCTTACAGGAACTGCTTCTTTAGCTTCTAAAGTTAAACTTTATGATGCCATTGCAAATCAAACACTCTATGTTCCTATAACAGCTTGGAGTTTAGTTTCTGGGGATGAAGCATCATTATTAGCTACTAATAAGTTAGTTTATGATAATGTTGCTTATTTATTAATGACTACTGCATCTTGGGCTACAGCCTCAGTAAGTGCTTCTCATGCAGACAATGCTGTAACAGCTTCATATGCCCTTACTGGTGGAACAGGAGGGGATAGTGTTTGGTATGATGGCACAACATATATTTCTGCCTCAGTATTAGTAAGTGGATCTGATTCAGGGTTTAAAGGAGGAGCATTTGTGGGTGGAGATTTTTCAGGAAGCACATACATTGGAACTAAATTTAGTGGTAGTTACTTCTCAGCTTCTAATGGTACTACAACTACAATTTTAAATGCAGAGTCACTTCAATTTAATGAAAATGGAGCTAGTCATATTTCAAATATTAATACAGGCACAGGCGCTTCATTAAGATTTTCTGTTGGTGGAACAGGAGCCTCAAATTACACGGCATTGCATATTGATTCTAACCATCAATTTGCTTTTGGAAACCCTTCAGTAGTAATTACTCGTCCTTTAGGATTTACTGCGGGGCAATTAGGAGCATATGCCCAATTCGAAAATGACAATGCCGTTTCAGCTTCAGTAGTTGCCATTAAAGGTGCGACTAATAGTGATGGAGTTCTTTATATAGGAGGAACATACACTAATGGTGGTGGTATTCTTTGGAGAGGAGATTCTACTTCAGATTTACCCGCCAGTTTAGGTACTAATCGTACATCTTTATACAGATCAGAAAGTGAAGTAGCATATCCTGTTATTTCTTACCCATACACAGATAATCAAATAGTTTTTCATACCTCTGGAAGTAACAAAGCTTACAATGACTTGGATTATGTATCTTTACAACCAACTTCAGGTAATTTAACTCAATACTATAGAAATTATCATTTATCAAGTTCAATAAGTACAAATAATTCCACTCATACCCTAGGTGAAATACCAATGTTAGGTTCTGGAGTTTACTTAGTTAAATATTATCTTTCTTTAAGAGAAACTAATTCACCACCTACCGTCGTTGGTTATAGTGAAATTAATTATATAGTTCGAAGTGATGGGGGTGGATCTACTCCTACCATTGAACAAACCACCCCTATTGATCAATTTGCCACCCCTGGTTTATCAAATTTACCTGTAGCAACACCTATTACTAATGGTCTCCAATTAAGGAGTACAGGAACTTTAGGAGCTTCCATACAACATACGGGGTGGGCAATTGTAACATACAGTGGTTAATAAAAAATAATTTTAATAAAAAGTTTTAATACGTATAAAAAGATGGCAAAATTAACAAATGAAGAGATTACTAAAATTAATAATCTTAAAACAGAATTCAACAAATTAGTAGAAACCTTAGGTGCTGTAGAGGTTCAATTAATAACCTTTACATCCCGAAAAGAAAAGTTAAAGATGGAATTGTTAAAGCTTCAAGAAGAAGAACTTAAAGTAGCTAAAGGATTAGAAGAAAAATATGGTAATGGAACTATTTCTTTAGAAACTGGCGAGTTTTCTCCAAACGGATAGACTTTTGACAAGAAATCATATATTTATTATCAAAATATAACATTCAAATAACATGGCAGAAACATTAATTTCCCCTGGAGTATTAGCAAGAGAAAATGATCAGTCCCAAATCACTTCTCAACCAATACAAGCCGGTGCAGCAATAGTAGGTCCTACAGTAAAGGGTCAAGTAAACATTCCTAAACTTGTTACTACTTACAGTGAATACCAAGCTAATTTTGGTACTACTTTTGATAGTGGGTCCGATGAATACACATTTTTTACCTCAATCTCAGCTTACAATTACTTCCAAAACGGAGGTACTTCTTTGTTGGTAACTAGAGTAGCTTCTGGTTCATTTACTTCTGCTACTTCTTCTAGAATTTATAACGACCAGGAAAGTGGTGCTATTTTATCAGGAACTAATTTAGTAGGTTCTTACACCAGTGGAGGTTCAGGAGGAGCAGCTTCAACTTACAGTGATGTTGCTACTACTACTTCGGGTACTGGAACGGGACTTAGTGTAGATGTTACTACTTCTACTAATAATGGTAAATTATTGACCACAGCTGATGCTTTGTTATCATCTATTACTACAAACACATCTGATGGTACTGATAATACCTACACAGGTGTTAGTTTAACAGGTGGTACTGGTACAGGAGCAGAAGCAACAGTAGTAGTATCTTCAAATGCTGTAAGTTCAATCACAGTAACAACAGCTGGTACAGGGTATGTTGCCACTGATGTGTTAACTATTTCTACTGCAACTATTGGTGGTACTACAAATGTAGCAATTACATTAGTTTCAGGTGATTTATTAGTTGAAACAACTGCTGTAACCGCTCAAGATGCAGGTTCAGGATACGCAGTAGGAGACACAGTAACTATAGCAGCAGCTAGTATAGGTACCCCAACAGCTAACTTAGTATTAACTTTAGTAGATGCTAATATTGAAGATGCAAATGCTTTTACTTTAGAAACAATTGGTGAAGGTGTTATTATGAACAACGCTGGAACATTAAATTCTCAAGGTGCTATTTCAACAGGTACTTCAGATAACTTAAGATGGGAAATTTCCTCACCAAATACTTCATCAGGTACATTTAGTGTAATCATTAGACAAGGTAATGATACAAACAGAGCTAAATCAGTACTTGAAAGCTTTAATAACGTATCATTAGATCCAAAATCACCTAACTATATTGCTAGAATAATCGGTGATCAAAAACAAGTAGTTAGAGGATCTGGAACCGATGTTTACTTACAAACTAGTGGTTCTTATCGTAACGCTTCAAGATATGTAAGAGTAAAAGAAGTAAATTATAAAACTCCTGATTATTTAGATAATAGTGGTACTGCAAAATCACAATACACAGCTTCTATCCCAGTAGCACAAAGTGGTTCATTTGGAGACGCTGAAGGTAGCATTTTGACAGGAACTGGTAAATACTACCAATACATTACTTCAACTGACACTCAGGGATTAAAAGAAGGTAACTACACTACAGCTTTTAATATCTTAGCTAACAAAGACGATTTTAAATATAATATCATCTCAGCCCCAGGATTGTATCAATCAGGATACTCTTCAGCATTAACTACTTTGGTAGCAAACACTGAAAATAGAGGAGATAATATTGTAATATTAGATCTTGAACCATATGATTCTGCAATTGATGTTGTTACATCAACAGCAGCCGCAAAAGATACTTCATATGCTGCTTCATACTGGCCTTGGTGTATGGTAATCGACCCAGATTCTGGACAAAGAGTTTGGGTACCAGCCTCAACATTGATCCCAGGTGTTTATGCTAATAACGATAAAACAGCTGAAGCTTGGTTTGCCCCTGCTGGTATTAACAGAGGTGGTTTAGGACAAGTAATCCAAGCTGAAAGAAAATTAACACAATCTAACAGAGATACTTTATACACTGGTAAAGTTAACCCAATTGCTACATTCCCTGGTAAAGGAGTAGTAGTATTTGGCCAGAAAACATTACAAAACCAAGCAAGTGCTTTGGATAGAGTAAATGTTAGAAGATTGTTGATTGCTCTTAAAAATTACATTACACAAGTATCTGATAACTTAGTATTCGAACAAAATACAGCAGCTACTAGAAATGTATTCTTATCACAAGTTAACCCATATTTAGAATCAGTACAACAAAGACAAGGTTTATACGCGTTTAAAGTTGTAATGAACGAATCAAATAATGGACCCGATGTAATTGATAGAAACGAATTAAGAGGTGCGATATACATCCAACCTACTAAGACGGCTGAATTCATTTACTTAGATTTCAATATCCTTCCAACAGGAGCTGAGTTCCCTGCATAAGGATTAGAAAATGTAATATTTATAATTGAATAAAAAAACTAAATAAGAACATAAAATGGCAGTATTAGATCCCAACGAAATATTTTTCACAGCCTTTGAACCTAAAGTAGCTAACAGATTTATTATGTATGTTGATGGTTTTCCTTCATATATAATCAAAGGAATTAGTGGATTGGGGTTCTCGCAAGATGAAATCGTATTAAACCACATTAACACTTACAGAAAAGTAAAAGGTAAGTTAAGATGGAATGACATCACAATGCAATTGTTTGATCCAATCACACCTTCAGGTGCTCAAGCTGTAATGGAATGGGTTCGTTTACACCACGAATCAGTAACAGGTAGAGATGGTTACTCTGATTTTTATAAGAAAGATTTAACCATTGATGTATTAGGTCCTGTTGGTGATGTAGTTTCTGAATGGATTATTAAAGGTGCATTCATTAAAGACGGATCTTTTGCAGATATGAACTGGGATACAGATGGTGAAGCTCAAACCATTGACTTAACTATCGGAATGGATTACTGCGTGTTGAATTTCTAATAAAAGAAATCAAATATTTTTTAAGAGAGCTTGGCCCTGCCAGGCTCTTTTTTTATCATTACGGATAATTTAAATAATTTTATATGATATATGCTGTAATTGCTCTTGGGATCATAACACTTTGCATAGTAACTATTGTCTATGTTCAACACACTGTTATACGTGTATTAAGAGAGGAAATTGATAAGATTAATGAAGCTAATGATTATAATTTTCCTGAAATTTGGAATGCAATTGATGAGACAAATATAGAATGGAAAAAAGGTATTAGAAATTTAAAACAATCTACCTATGATAAGGTTGATAGTTTAGAAAACCGCATTCGTAAAGAATTTGATACTGAAAGAACCCAACGAAAAATGTATTAAAAATTTGAATCTATAATATTTATACGTGAACAAAAGTTATTAATTAATAAAAGATATGAGCGAAAATCTTGAAACTCAACCTACTCAAGTTGAACCCACCTTTAATTTCCCTACTGAGGTAGTTGAATTACCCTCCAAGGGATTAGTTTATCCTGAAACTTCCCCTTTATCTTCAGGAAAAGTCATTATGAAATATATGACTGCTAAGGAAGAAGACATCATCACAAACCAAAACTACATCCAAAAAGGAACTGTAATTGACCATTTGTTAGATGCTCTAATTGTATCTCCTGGAGTAAAACATGAAGATTTAATTACGGGTGATAAAAATGCTATTCTTATTGCATCTAGGATTTTAGGATATGGTGCTAATTATAAATTTAGATATTTAGGTGAAGATGTTGAAGTAGACTTATCTACATTAGAAAATAAAGAAATAAACTACTCAGCAATTGAAGGTGGATCTAATGAATTTGAATTTATTCTTCCTTATACTCAAACCCCAATTACATTCCATTTTTTAACAGGAAAAATCGAAAAATTAATTGATGCTGAATTAAAAGGTCAAGCTAAAATTAATAAAAATGCTTCTAAAGAAATGTCTACACGAATGAAGTATTTGATTGCTTCTGTAAATGGAGATAGTGATAAAAAAGTTATTAGAGATTTTGTAGATAATCAATTGTTAGCTAGAGATGCTAAAGCTCTTAGGGATTATATAGCAAAAATTCAACCTGACATTGAAATTAAATTCATGTGGGAAGATTATGATGGCACGTTTGTAGAAAAAGAAATTCCTATTACTTCAAACTTTTTTTTCCCTGACGTCTGAGGAAGCTAGAGACTATAGAATAGCTGTATTTACTCAAATTCATGACATAGTATTCCATGGAAATGGAGGTTTTGATTATATGACAATATATAACATGCCTCTATGGTTAAGAAAGTTTACATTCAATAAAATCCAAAAACACTTTAATGATGTAAACGCTCAAAAATCAGGAACATCTACAAATGATATAAACGAAGCTAAAAGTATCCTTCAAAAAGCCCAATCACAAGGATCTCCCCAACCCAAACAATCCAAACCCCCAGTTAAAGTCCCAGATTTTGTTACAAGTACTAGAAAGACGTCACGAAAGTGATGTCTTTCAATATTTATAACAAAATAATTCCCTCTAATGGCGTCATTAAATCAACGTATTGAAGCATTAAAAAAAGAACTAGCTGATCTCAGGAGAGAGTTTGGTGAAACTAGTGAATATCAACTAGTTGGTACAGACCCTATAGAACAAGCTAAAGAATTGGTTGGACTGATACAAGACTATAAAAGTATTTTAGGGGAAGTAGAGGATGAGTGGGGAACTGTAAGTGGTATTATTAATGACATTACTAAAGAATTTGGTAAAGCTAAAGATGGTTTTAAAACAGCCTTAAGTTCTTTTCAGAGACTTCAAAGTATTAGTAATAAATTTGAAGAAGATAAATTAGGTATTCAAAGAATGTCTTCTAAAGAAATTAAAAGTCAAATTACTTCTATTCGAAAAGAAATTAGAGTCCAACAACAAGCTTTAGAACTTTTAGAAACAAAAAGAAAAGAACAAGGCGGACTTTCAGAGGCTGAAGAAAAAATGGTAGCTCAGCTTAAGTCTGAAAATGAACAAAATAGTATGGCTTTGGATTTTGCAAGAAAAAGACTTGCAGAAGAAAGACAAATCCAAAAAACTATGGGCCTTAGTGGGGCAGCTGTTAAAGGAATGGTAGGAGCCTTAGGAAAATTAGGCATTTCTGCAGACTTTTTTGAAGACATTGAAGATAATATGTATGAAGCTGCCAAAAGTGGTAGTAAATTATCGGCTGCTTTAGTAGGAGCTAAAGGTGTGTTAGGTGGACTTCGGGAAGCTATGAGTGATCCTATAGTAGTTGGGGGATTAATTGCAAAGTCTCTTAAAGCTCTTTATAACTTAAAGGGCATTGCCACTAAATATAACAAAGAAGCCAGACTTGCTTCTTCAGGTATGTTTTCGGGTGAGGGACTTAGAAGTATGGAATCTGTATATGGTCTGTTTGAAGATTTAACTGAAGCTGCTAATACTTTAAGAACAGAATTAGGATTTGTTCCTCAAATGAACGCTAAAATCTTACAAGGAGTTCATGTTTTAACCAAGGGGTATGGTTTATCTGGAAAAGAGGCAGCTAACCTATACCAAATTAGCCAAGAAATGGGTGTCGAACTAAAAGACATGCCGGCAACAATAGCATCTTTAGGTGGTGAAGTTGAATATGCTACGGGTTATGCAGTTGACTTTCAAAAAGCTATGGGGGTTGTTGGTAAAGCAAGCTCCTCAGTTAAATTTAATATGAAGGGAAGTGCAGAACAATTAATTAAAGCTGCTAATTTTGCTGCTATTATGGGAATGGAACTAGATGAAATCCGCTCAGCAGCTGAAAGTACATTAGATTTTGAAAGCTCTATTCAAAAAGAAATGGAGGCAGAAATGTTCCTTCAAAGAGATTTAAATCTAGATAAATATAGATATGCTGCTTTAACAGGAGACGCAGCTACCCAAGCTGGAGAATTACAAAGATTAATAAAAGAAAATGGTCCTTCTTTAAAAGGTAATGTTTTAGCCCAACAGAAATTTGCAGATGCTTTAGGAATTAGTAGAGAACAACTTGCTGAATCTCTTGAAAGCATGGAACTTCAACAAGAATTTGGTTCTCAAGCAGAAGATGTTCAAGAATCTATTAACAAATTAATGGCTAAAGGTCTTACTAAAGAACAAGCTTTAGCTAAAATAAGAAAAGAAGGTGCTGAAGGTGTAACTAATTCTATTAAAGCAGAAGAAGCATTTCAAAATCGATTTGAGTTAGCCCAAAGAAAATTCCAAGAAGCATTTACTGTATTAGCTGAGAGAATATTCTCAGATGCTAATATGGGTAAAATAGATGATTTTATTAAAGGTGTTAGAGATATTTTAATGAGTCCTATAATACAGGGCATGATTAAACACCTCCCAGAGCTTGCTGCAGGTCTTTTAGCATTTAACGTTTTCAAGAAATTCAATCCTGTTCAAAACGTAGGCATAATGAACGTAGCCCAAATGAACGGGGGTGGCGGCGGCGGCGGTATGGGTGGTGATTACTATGGAGATAGTGGTGGAGGCGGAGGCAGAGGTAAAGGTGGACCTGTTTATGATAAAAAAACAGGAAGATATAGAGACCCAAAAACAGGAAGATTTACTAAAAATCCAAACAAAGGAAAAGGAGGAGGAAGAAGTGGAGGAAGAGGAGGCCGCAGAGGATTCCGAGGAAGAGGTTTGGGTGGACTTGCTGTAGGTTTAGGAAGTGCACTTGGTATGAACTATCTTCTAAGTGGTGGATTTGGTGGTGGTGGAGACGAAGGATATTACGAAGATCCAGAAACTGGAGAAATGACCCCAACAGAAGGTGGGGATTATTCAAATGTTGGTGGGTTTGGAATGGGAGATGTAGCTATGATGGCGGCCCCCACTGTAGCAGAAGCTGGAGTTAGTGCAATGGGTAATATGTCAACAAAACCCCCAAAACCTTCTACAGGAGGTGGTGGTTCTTGGTTAAGTAAAGGATGGAATGCTGTAAAAGGAGCAGCAAGTGGTGCTTACAATTCTGCTAAAGGAGCAGCAAGTGGTGCTTACAATTCTGCTAAAGGATCAGTTAATAATATGACAAAACCTGTAACTGAGTGGTTTGGTAAAAACATTAAAGGTATTTTTCCTAAACTATTAAGATCTGGCAAAGGTGTGTTACGACCTGTTTTATCTAAAATTCCATTTGTAGGAGCTGTAATAGAAGCCTTATTTACAGGAATGGATGTAAATGACATAGCTAAAAGCCAAGATATGTCCCCCGAAGATGTATATGCAGAAATGGGTGCATCTATTATTAGTGGAGGATTAGGTTTAATTGGTGGTTCTTTAGCAGCAGCTGCTATTAGTGCCCCCCAAGCCGTAGGAATTCCTTCCTGGGTATTAGCCCCAGCAGCTTATATGGGGGGTGATTGGTTAGGAAGAACAATTGGAAATGCTATCTCAGATTATATAGGGGGTCCGTCATTAGGTAAAGCTGTATTTGATATGTTCTATGGGGATTCTGGAGCTACTGAAATGGCCACAGGAGGTATAGTTACAGGGGCTACTAGAGCTATTGTAGGAGAAGCAGGCCCTGAAGCTGTTGTTCCACTTAATGAATTTTATGCTAAATTAGATGAATTAATAGCAGCTGTTAAAGCTGGGGGTGATGTTTACATGGACGGTGCTAAAGTAGGTAAATCTTTAGTATTGGCAACTTCTAAAATGGGTTAATATTTATAATCAAACAACAATTTAAAATTAAAAATTATGGCTGAATCAATCAAAAAACAATTCGACACAAATGGCTCATCATTAGCTGTTCCTGTGTCTCCTGCTAATGGTGTTACACCTGAAAGTGTTAGCATTGTAGGTAATTCTAAACTTCACAATCAATATTCTAATATTGGTGATCCTACATTATCAACTCCTGCTTACACTAATTTCGGTGCCGGGGCTCTTGGTTATTCAAATCCTTCTACTTCTCAATTAGGATTAGCTCTTGATGCTTACCAAAAACCAGAAAATAGATATAAAGCGAATGCTCCTGAAGGACGTTCATTTTAATAGAACAATATGCCCTTAATTAATTTCCAAACAGATTTAAAAAGTCTGTCTTGGGGTAAAGATAGACGTGATGGAGGTTCTAGCAATCAACCCTACATCACTAAAGATATCCCAGGAGGGCTAGAGTCTGATGATCTTCCAGTAAGATCAGGGCCTGATTTTCTTATCAGGAATGGATTCTTAGCCCCAGTAGACGCTGTAGAAGATGTTGGGAGATTATTTCAAATGTTCTTTGATTTTAAGTCCCCATCAGGGCTTTTATTTCTCCTAAAAGAAAATTTATTATCAAGAACAGCTAATAAAACCCAAGCATCTTATGGGTTAGGTTATGCAGGTGCCTCCGATTTATATCTTGAAAATACTGAAACTGGTGTTTTCATGGGAGGTGGAGGAGCAATTAATGCTGGTGTTTATACTCCACTATCAACATTAGGTCAAGCTTTAGGAGGTTTTGCAGGACTTCATTTAAATCTATTAGGTTTAGATCCTACTTCTCCAATGAGTGGTGTAGTAGAAGGTGGACTATTCCCAGGAGCAGGTTTAAGAACCTATTTAAGTGTAGTAGGTGAAGAAAGAAATCTTCCTGATGGTTTAGAATATAATAGATTAGCAAATTTAAAATATTTTATTGATGAGGATGGTACTACCCCTAAAGTAAACCTCCTTTCCTACTCAGGCGGTCCAAATTCTATTTTAGGTATAGGTCAAACCCACTTAAGATTTGCAAGTGAAAGAACAGGAGCTGCTAATAAAAATGGTATTGGTATTGTAAATAATAGTTATCAAGTAGGATTAAAATCTAGATCATACAACCCCTCAGGATCATTTACTTTTGATTATAGTGGATTTAGTGTAGACAATGCTAGTCGTAAATATTTGTATTTAAATCCTGGTGTTGATGAAAATAAATTATTTTATATAAATGGTGCTCCTGCTATTGAAATAGGGTCTAATGGTCCTTATCAAAATTTTCCTACATCTATAAATTCTATAGTAACAGATGATCAAGGTTTTACTACTCTTCAACCTAATAATGGAGTTTTATATGCAAATAACTCTTTAACCTATAACCAAGACCAATTAATAACTAAAGAAGGAATTGTTGAAGGAGGTAACACATCTTTATATCCTACAGACTTTAGAAAAAATTTATATCAACTCCCTTCTAAAGATATCTCTCCAGAAGAAACAGAGCAATCTTCAGTTATTTCATTATCTCCATCTTATAGAGTTAAAAACAAAGATGTAAGATTAAATATGGGTCAACCTGGAAAGCAGGGGGGGCAATTAAGAGACGATTCTCAAGCTAATGGTTTAAGCAAAAATGTTTGGAACTATGGTATTAAAGCAACAGAATTAGAAGCCCTTGATAAGATCACAGCAATGCCTATGTATTCAGGTGTAGGTCCCGATGTTAATCAACCTATTAATGATTTAGTTAAATTTAGGGTAGCAGCCATTAATAATGATAGATCAGATGGAAATGCTATTTATATGCACTTTAGAGCATTTTTAGACAGTTTCCAAGATAGTTATAATGCTACTTGGAATCCTGTAAATTATGTAGGTAGAGGGGATACTTTATATAATTACGGAGGATTTAACAGAAGTATTAGTTTAAGTTTTACCTCAGTAGCCCAATCTAAAGCTGAACTTATCCCAATGTATAAAAAATTAAATTATCTAGCTTCTACTTTAGCCCCTGACTATTCTTCAGCCGGATTCATGAGGGGGAATTTAGTTAGATTAACAGTAGGAGGTTATTTATATGAACAGCCTGGGTTTATAACTTCTTTAACATATGACGTCCCTCAAGAGTGTACTTGGGAAATAGCTATAAATGAATTAGGAGGATCTGACAGTAGTGTAAAAGAACTTCCACATATGATTAGAGTAAGCGGGTTTTCCTTTACTCCTATTCATACATTCCTCCCACAAAAGCCAAATGTTGCAAATAACCCAACTTCTAAGTTTATAGCATTGTCTAATGGAGTTAATACTAACTACAATGATGAATACAGAACTTATAAGCCTACAGGAACCACAGATGGTGATAATAATATAGCTACAGGTTAATGAATAGATACGCTAACATAAAAAAAATAAGAAATACAAATGAGTTTGTAGGTACTTTAGGAGATAGATATTATACAAATGTCTCTTATCCTGAAGTCCCACAAAGTGAAAATGACATTTGGGTTGAAACAGAATTTGGTGACAGATTAGATCTATTAGCAAATCAGTTTTATAATGATGTTACGTTGTATTGGATAATTGCTATTGCAAATCCTAATAAGGTTAATATGGGATCACTTTATTTTGATCCTGGAACTCAATTAAGAATACCAACTAATGTAGTATCAATAGTAGATAGTTATAACATATTAAATTCTTAAAGTTATGAAGTCTAATAATTTTTTAGGTTTGCCTTTTGCACCCTGGGTTAAAAGACAAATAGAGGTAAGACAAGAAGCTTTAGGAAAATATAATAAAATTTCCTCTAAAGATCTTCAATATTACAATACAAAAACCCCATTTTTAAGATTAGCTAGTTCTGTAAACCTAACTAACGAAGGTCCTGGGGGTACTGAATTAGAAAACAGTGTTCTAAAAAAACTAATAGCACTAGGATACAACCCAGAAGACATCACAGATGATGCGTTAGCAAAAAAATGTATATTACAAGGGGGAGTTGTTTCAACTAGTGGTACAAATGATGACCCTATATTTGATGGTCTTAAATTTGGGTTAAACAATGGATCTTCTATTTATAATGGATCTTATGGGTTTGGGGGAATTAGTGAAAGAGGGTATGTGCCAATGCCTGGTATTATTAATGCTAATGTAAATTATTATTCAAATGGAGCTTTGTCTAAAGCTGTAGTGAATATTAAATGTTTTTCTAAAACCCAATTTCAACTTATTGATGTTCTATATCTAAGACCAGGGTATACTGTACTTTTAGAATTTGGATGGAGTCAATATTTGTCCAATGGTACCGAAGAAGATTCTACCCCTAAACTTGAAACTTTCCCAGACTTTTTTACCCCTGCTCTTTCAGCACTGCTTCAAGGTTCTCAAAAAACATCATCAATTGACCAATTTACAATGAATCAATTGATAAACAGAACTAAAAGACTGTCTTCTGGAAATTATGATGCGGTTTATGGTAAAATAAGTAATTTTAATTGGAATTTTAATCAAGATGGAAGTTATGATGTTCAATTAACCATAACAGGAATGGGAGAATTAATTGAATCCCTAAAAGTAAATATTACAAATCCAGGCAAAACCATTAAAGTTACGGTTGAAGAAGCTAAAGCAAATGAAGCATCACAAACAATACAGCCTGCTCCTGTAATTGATGATGAAGGAGATGATGATACAAGTTGGTTTGGTTCATTTGTAAATTGGATTACGGGAAATAGTAATGCTCCTTCTACCCCAACAACAACAACTACTTCAGCTCCAATACCTACAGGTGAAGGTGGAGCAGTTGAACCTAATACTGATAACCCTCCTCCACCCCCCATCATAGCTAATGCTAATGCCACTAAACTTAACCAAGAATTATATACAATTTACCAATCAGCTTTAAACTCTACAGGAAATGTTAATTTACTTGATTATCCTCTTTCTAATTTTAGAAATGAAAGTGGTGGGATTTATACAAAGGTATTTTCAAAAGCTATTCTATCAGTTGTAGGTACCACTACAGATAGCGAAGTTAATTCCTCACCTCAAGTATTTATAAAGTATGGGGCTTTATTAGCCTTTATTCAAAGTAATTTATTGCTTTATGATAAAAATAAACCAATAGTTACTTTTGACATGGACTTTCTTAATATTGATGAAGATAAAACTGTAATTTTAAGAATTCCTGGACAATTTTCAGCAGACCCCAGAATATGTTTAATCCCCTACACTAACACTAATATTGATTCTGATGGGTTAGGTATGCCTGACAGTGAACTTAATCAAAGATTAAAAGAATCTTCTTATTTCTATGATGGTGAAGGTTCTTATTTAGGAAGATTATCTAATATTTTTCTAAATGTTAATTATTTAGCTGAAGTTTTATCCTCTGCCCCTAAAGACGCAGAAGGAGGTTTATCATTATTAGGATACCTAAAATCTATTAATGCTGCCATTATCCAGGCTATAGGGGGAATTAATGATTTTGAAGTTAAATTAAGTGATGATAATTCTAAAATTAGATTTATTGAAGAAATCCCTCAAAGATTTAGTGGTGGGGATATTGCAGAACTTAGTGAATATTCTAGATTTAATATATTTGGTGTAAAGCCTGGGATTGATGGAAGTTTTGTTAGGGGGATAAATTTACACGCTGAAATTTCTGGTGAATTATCATCAATGATAGTTATTGGTTCCCAAGTAAACTCAAACCAAATATCAGCAAATTCAACATCATTTGGAAATTACAATGCTGGGCTAATTGATAGAATTATTCCAAGTAAAGAATCATTTGCCCCTGACCCCAATAATAATGCTGTTAATAGTGATGCTCCAAAAACAGTAAAAGAAAACTGGACTAATAACATTTATAATGAACAAAATGGCCCTTCATTATTTGAACAAACCTATGGAGGTTTTAAATGGATCTCAGAAAATTTAACAGCATTAACAGAACATAATAAAACCCATTGTAATTTAATATTAGGAGCTTTAACAACTCCTAAAGATGGAGAAAAACAATTAGCTGCTCCTTTCTTTTTACCATTTAAGTTAGACTTAGAAATAGATGGACTTTCAGGAATAAAACTATATGAAAAGTTTTTAATAACTGAAGCTATTCTTCCTCCTTCTTATGAAAAAAACGCTGTTGATCTTCAGGTTAATGGTTTAAACCACTCGATTACTCCTTCATCTTGGACAACCATTATAAATGCTATATCAGTCCCAGCGAGTATAGATTTAGGCGCTCCTATAAGACCAGCAGATTTACAATCAGTACTAACAACCCAACCTAGTAATCAAAGTGGAGGTGGACCTTTACCCCCAACATCTAATGTTGAAGCCCCTCCAGGATTAGATCCTTTAGGAGTAACTAGATTTAATGCTATGCAGGCTAGCTATAATGGGGTATTTGCCAGAGATGGGGCAGTAGCAGGAATGTGTGCCCAGTGGAGTTATAATTTAGCTGTGAATTATGTAGAATTCTTAAAAGGAAGATCATTAAAAAATCCAAAATTAAGAGCGGGGGGTAATGCTAACCAAAATAATGAATTCTTTAATAATTTAACAAAAATTGGTTATACAAAAACTGTATCAACAGGCCTTAGTAAAGCCACAGTACTCCAAAAAATAGCAAATACTACTTGGGGATATGGGGATGTATTAGTTTATTATGCTAATGATGGCGACCCACAAGCTTCCCACAAAAAATATGGTCACGCTCAAATTTATGTAGGAACTATTAATAGTTCTGGTTGGTCAACTTCAACAGCCGACAATTATGGAACTAGTATGGTTTATAGAAGTAGAAACAGCGATAATTGGGACTTTATAATATTTAGAGCCCCGGAATCATAATAAGAAATGTACATACCTAAGAATAGAATAATAACCAATTTATACTCTAACGATAATAAGTTAGTTTATAAGGCCAATCAGGAGTTTTACACAGGATTTTACTATAAAACTTTTGATGGAAAGTACTTTACTGGAAAAACCCCAAATGATCCTCCTAATGTTGAACTAGAATTAGTTGAAGACACCGAAAATACTTTTACCCCAGATTTACCTCAAAATGAATTAGCATACACAGATGCTCCTACAATATTTAATAATATAGACACCCCGGGGTATAATGAAGAAATGGTTATAACTTATGCTAGACTTCAAGGTATTGATTTAAATAAATCAACTCGAAAGTTTTTACCATATCAATGCTACCCACAACCTACTATAGATGATTATGAATTAGGATCATTTATAAGATATTTTTGTGTTAAAATTAATCAACCTATTTATTTTGAGTTAGATAAAAAGATTTATGGTGAATTAAAAAATCAAAGTGATAAGTATTTGTGGGAACCTTACATCCCATTTTCAATTCAATGGACTTTAGCAGGAGATAGAAATTATGTAGAAACAACCAACAGTAATATTGTTCGTTTACATGAAAAAAGGTCTAAAAGGGTAGGGTTAGGAAAATTTTTAAAGTATGATTTTTTAAAATTTTATTTATAATTTGGTTTTGTAAATTTTGCTTATTATATTTATGCAAAATTAAAGTATGTTTTGGCTGGTCGAATCTAAGGATCAAATAAAAAGGTTTTTCCAAAGTGGTTATAAGGAAGCATTTGTAGAAATTATTCCCTATAATGACACGATTCATCCTACTCAAAACGAAGTTTGTGCCCTTTATATTCGTCCGTTAGTTTCAACTAAAGGATTTATTATGCCCATTTCCCATAGTGAAACCTTGTCGGTTAATATAAACGATGTGGAACACATATTATCGCAATATGATAAGTTATATGTGCGTGATAAAAAAGAATTTTTACATTATTTTACTTTTAAAACTCTTTTTGACATTACACTAACTTCTAATACGTATATACGCCCAACTACTCCAACTCACACTTATTTTTACAATAAGATGGGGAGTAAAAAGGACATAAACAGAATAATACCTATAGTAAAACACTATGAGTATTGTGAAAATTTATATAATGAATTAAAAGACAAAACTAATGAGCCAATCAACGACTTTTACAACAGGTATGCTACAGTGGTGTTCAACGCCATTGAAAGAAGTGGTTTACGAATTGATAGATCCCTATTTATTTCGTACTTTCACAATGTCGATTCCGATTACGTCTACACTCAATTCAACTTTAAAACCCTTACAGGACGACCATCAAACAAATTTGGAGGAGTAAATTATGCCGCACTTAATAAAGAAAACGGAGCACGAAAGTGTTTTATTCCTCGTAATGACCTTCTTGTTGAGTTGGATATTAGTGCTTATCATCCTACTCTTTTGGCTAACTTGGTGGGTTATGAATTTAGTGATGGAGATATTCATAGTGCCTTTGCTAAAATGTATGGGGTGGATTATCAAAAAGCTAAGGAGCTGACATTTAAACAGCTATACGGAGGAGTATTCGACCAATATAAGGATCTGGAGTTTTTTAAAAAAGTACAAGTATATACTGACGAATTGTGGGCAAACTATCAAGAGAATGGTTGGATTGAAAGTCCTATTTCGGGGCATCAATTTATTGATGAAAATTTAGAAGATATGAAACCCCAAAAATTATTGAATTATGTTCTTCAAAACTTGGAGACTTCAACAAATGTTCGTATATTATGGGAAATATTTAAGATTTTAAAGGGAAAAAATACTAAGTTAATTCTTTACACTTATGATAGTTTTCTTTTAGATGTTGACAAAAGTGAAAAACAAGTTATAAAAGAAATATTAGAGGTTTTTAAGAATTATAAGTTACAGACAAAAATAAAATATGGAAACACATACGATTTTACAGAATCCTAGTTATATGTATAAGTTAGATGACTTTGGTGAGTTCGACAACTTAAATATAACAGACTTGAATAATAAATTATTTTGTACGTTTACAACGTTAGAAAATCTAGATAATCTTTTAAACTCTATAATCTCTAGCTATGCTATTATGTATAACAAGATATTTGTTTTACATATAAAGAGTAATAATGAGTATGTTTGCACTTATAATATAGAGCAAGGAAATAATCTTGTATCTTTAGACCAAAATGATCTTCCTCCTAATACTATTTTAGTACATAGAAAAAAAGATACGAATACATTATATACTATTAATGCCTTAAATGAATTAATTAAACGTCTAAATGGGGGAGTAGTAGACACTCGATTCCCTATTGAATGGCAACATTATAAAAATACTATCCTCCTCACCCAGCATGATGAGTTAAAACAACTAAAAACCAAAATTCATAAAATTATTGAACTTTAGGTTGGTAATTTGAAAATAAGTTCTTACATTAATACAGTTATTTAAATTTTTAAACAGTTATAAAATATGGATTTAAACGCGATTAAACAACGCCTGAATGAATTCCAAAATCAGGCAAACAGTTCCGGAAGCGGAAACAACAAAAATCTTTTTTGGAAACCTTCAATTGGTAAACAACTTATTAGAGTTGTTCCTTCAAAGTTTAACAAATCATTTCCTTTTACAGAAATGAAATTTTACTACGGTATAGGTAGTAAAAAAGTAATGGCATCTCCTTCAAATTGGGGTGAAAAAGATCCTATTATGGAGTTTGCTAAACAACTTCGTCAAACCAATGATAAAGAAAATTGGCGTTTGGCTAAAAAATTAGACCCTAAAACTCGTATTTTTGCTCCTGTCGTAGTACGTGGTCAAGAAGACGAAGGTGTTAAGTTGTGGCAGTTTGGTAAAGAAGTTTACCAAGAGTTTTTGAATATGGCTGCTGATGAAGAAATTGGTGATTACACTGATATTGTAAATGGTCGTGATATTAAATTGACGACAGTTGGTCCTGAGTCTACAGGTACTCCTTACAACAAAACATCAATTGGTCCTTCCCTGAAAACATCATCCCTTTCAGATAATGAAGAAATTGTAAAGTCATTGCTTGAAGAACAAGCTGATCCTATGAAAGTATTTAAAGCACTTTCTTATGATGAAATGAAAGCTTCACTCCAAGAATGGTTATCACCAGAGGATTCTGAAGAGGAAGATGATATTATTTCTGAACCTGCTGAGGATTTTGATAGTGATGAAAAAAAATCTAATTATTCATTAGATACAACAGCAACAACAGTTAAAAAGTCTAAGTCTCAACAATTTGATGATTTGTTTGGTGAAGATGACGATTTACCATTTTAATTAAAACAATATGCCAAGAGGAAAAACTAAAAAGTCTCTATCGGAGGCAGTCTCCTCTGAAATTAAAGCAAACTTTAACCTAGATAGCTTTAAGAATAAGAAGGGACTTACATCAAAAGCTAAATTTAAAGAGCAAACCTGGATCCCACTTTCGGATGCATTTCAAGAAATTACTTCTGTACCAGGCATTCCTCAAGGTCATATTGTATTGCTTCGTGGGCATTCTGATACGGGTAAAACAACTGCTTTAATTGAAGCAGCCGTATCAGCCCAGAAGCGAGGCATTTTACCAGTATTCATTATCACTGAGATGAAATGGA